AACTGGTAGTATAGTTGGGAGAAGCTTAACACAAGATGGTGATCCTAATAGAGGTAAAGTCCCTATTCAAGAATTACAAACATCTAGTGCTAATGGAAAAATAGCATCTTTAATTAATACATATCAGTATTATTTACAAATGATTAGAGATGTAACTGGACTTAATGAAGCTAGAGATGGTAGTATGCCAGATAAAGATGCTTTAGTTGGTTTACAAAAAATGGCTGCTAATGCTTCTAATACAGCTACTAAACATATATTAAATGGAGCTTTATATTTAACATTAAAAATTTGTGAAAATATTTCTCTTAGAGTGTCAGATATGTTAGATTTTGCATTAACCAATGATTCATTAAAAGCTAGTATTGGTAAATTTAATGTAGCTACTTTAAGTGAAATAGATAATTTACATTTATATGATTTTGGATTATTTTTAGAATTAGAACCAGAAGAAGAAGAAAAAGCTATGCTTGAACAAAATATTCAAATGGCTTTACAGCAAAATCAAATATACCTTGAAGATGCAATTGATATTAGGGAAATTAAAAATTTAACTCTAGCGAATCAAGTTCTTAAATATAAAAGAACTAAAAAGCAACAAGCCGATGAACAATCTCAAAGGGCTAATATTAAGGCACAAGCGGATTCTAATGCTGAAGCTGCTGAAAGAGCGTCTATGTCAGATGTACAGAAAGCTCAAGCAGTTAATGAAACAAATGTTCAATTTGAACAAGCTAAATCAGATTTTGAAATACAGAGAATGCAAACAGCAGCTCAAATTGAAGAACAACAAATGGCTCAACAATTTGAATATGATATGAAGCTTAAACAAGCTGATTTACAAAATCAACAAGTCAAAGAAAAAGAAATTGAAGATCGTAAAGATAAACGAACTCAATTACAAGCTACACAACAGTCGAAGTTAATTTCACAAAGACAAAATGATTTACCCCCGACTGATTTTGCAGCAGCAGATAATTTATTACCACCACAAGAACCGGTGTAATAAAAATTTTTATTAATTTTATATTATTATATTATGGCAGAAACCAAAGAAAAAGCTGGAAAGCTTAAGGTTAAAAGACCTAAAAAACTCGTAAGAAGTGATGAACCTATAAAAGTAGATTTATCAAAACCAGTTGAAAAAACTGAAGAACTAAAAGATCAACAAGATGCCGTTCAAAAGCAAGAAACAGGAACAATACCTGATGATAAATCATCCGGAGATATACAAAAGGTGGAAATTAAAGGAGAACAATCCGATAAAAAGCCCGATGCGTCTGTTGAATCTGAAACAAAAGAAGAATTACCTATAATTGAAGAAATAATTGAAGAACCTGTAAAGGAAGAAGAAGTTGTTGAAATAGGTGAAAAAATGGAACCAAGTGATAAAGCAGAAGCTGTTATATCTCAAGAAGTTCCTAAAGAAGATATACCTACGTTACCAGAAAACATTGTTAAAGTTGTAGACTTTATGAATGAAACTGGTGGAACATTAGAAGATTATGTAAGATTAAATCATGATTATTCAAACGTAGATAATGATACTTTATTAAGAGAGTATTATAAACAAACGAAATCACATTTAAATTCTGAAGAAATTAATTTCATGATTGAAGATAATTTCTCTTGGGATGAGGATGTAGATGAAGAGCGAGACGTTAGAAAAGCGAAACTCGCGTATAAAGAAGAGGTTGCAAAAGCAAAGCAGCATTTAGAAGGTTTAAAGAGTAAGTACTATCAGGAAATCAAGTTGAGGCCCGGCGTTACTCAAGAACAGAAAAAAGCTGTAGACTTTTTCAATCGCTACAACGAAGAGCAAGTAGTAGCAGAAAAGCAACATGATACATTTAAGTCCGACACTAAAGATTATTTCGGCCCTGAATTCAAAGGTTTTGATTTTTCAGTAGGAGAAAAGAAATTTAGATATGGAATAAAAAATGTTACCGACGTTGCGGATAGTCAATCAAATATTTCCAACACCATTAAGAAGTTCTTAGATAAAGAAGGAAATGTTACAGATGTACAAGGTTATCATAAAGCTATGTATTCTGCTAATAATGCTGACACTATAGCACAACATTTTTATGAGCAAGGCAAAGCCGACGCTGTAAAAGATCTTGCTGCACAATCTAAAAATATAAGTACTGAAGCTAGAGTAACTGCTCCAGAAGATATATTTGTTAAAGGATTAAAAGTGAAAGCAATTAGTGGACTTGATTCTTCAAAATTGAGAATTAAAACACGTAAATTTAACTAAAACAATTTAAATTATTATGGGAACAATAGCCCCTGTGTTTGGCGCAATAGTGCCATCACAAGTACAACAAACGTTACAAAGTAACTACTTAGCTTTCAATGGTGGAGCTAATGACTTTGCGCAACAATATCTCCCTGAGATATATGAGCAAGAAGTTGAAAGATATGGAAACAGAACCTTAGGTGGTTTCCTTAGAATGGTTGGCGCTGAAATGCCAATGACTTCTGATCAGGTTATCTGGTCTGAACAAAACAGATTACATATTGCATATACTGGTGTAACTGGCCCTGCGGCTGGATTAGCAGTATTCAATGTACCTACAAACGCCGGTACAATACAAAACGCAATTGCACCTAATGATACTATTGTTGTTATGAACCCTGCAACGGGAGTAACAATTAAAGGTATTGTTGGAGCAGTCGCTGCTGGTGGTGGAGCTACTACAAATGTAACTGCTTATCCTTTTGCTCTAGCTAATTGGGATACATTATTCCAAGGTGGAGCTGCAACTACAAACCTTAAAATATTCGTTTATGGTTCGTTATTTGCAAAAGGAACTGCAAGTGGAACTTTCTCTGTAGAACCTCAATTCACACAATTTTCTAATCAACCAATTATAATCAAAGATAGATACGCTATCAATGGTTCTGATATGGCTCAGATTGGATGGGTTGAAGTAGCTACTGAAGATGGAACTTCTGGATACTTATGGTATCTAAAATCTGAATCTGAAACAAGATTAAGATTTGATGACTATTTAGAAATGGCGATGGTTGAAAGTGAATTAGCTAATGGTGCTGGTGGTGTGAGCTTTGTTGCTCAACAAGCTAATGTACCAGGATTTTCTGCTACAATCAATGCTCATGGAAGTGAAGGTCTTTTTGCTGCTGTTACCGCAAGAGGTAATATATTCAGTGGATTTGCTGGAGCAACTGGTATCTCTGATTTCGATCAAGTACTTAAAAACCTAGATACTCAAGGTGCTATTGAAGAAAATATGCTTTTCTTGAATAGAGATATGGATCTTGAATTTGACAATATGTTAAGTCAAGTTTCTGCTGGAGTAGCTGGTGGTGTAGCTTATGGATTATTTGAAAATTCACAAGATATGGCACTTAACTTAGGTTTCTCTGGTTTTAGAAGAGGTTCTTATGACTTCTACAAAACTAGCTGGAAATACTTAAACGACGCTTCTACAAGAGGCGCTGTTGCAGTAAACAACATCGATGGAATTCTAATCCCTGCTGGAACTTCAACTGTTTATGACCAAATTCTTGGTACAAACATTAGAAGACCATTCTTGCACGTGAGATATAGAGCTTCACAAGCTGATGACAGACGTTACAAAAACTGGATCACTGGAACTGCTGGAGGTGCTTACACTTCTGAAGTTGATGAGATGGTTGTTAACTGGTTATCTGAAAGATGTCTTGTTACACAAGCTGCGAATAATTTCGTATTATTCCAAAACTAAGATTATTCTTATTAAAGTTTATCTCCGTCTTCGGGCGGAGATACTCTTTATATTTTATTAAATTTTATATTATATTATATCATGGCAAAAACTAAAAACAAAGAAGTACCAGTTCTAACACCGAATTGGGAAATAAAAGATAGAACTTATCTTTTAACTCAAAATCAAACACCTCTTACTTATAGATTGGGATCTAGACATTCAACTAGATATCCGTTATTATGGTTTGATGAAAAAACAGGAGCACAAAGAGAATTACGATACGCAACTAATCAAAATTCACCATTTGTAGATGAACAAAAAGGTGAAGCAACAATGGGGCATATTGTATTCGAGGAAGGAGTTTTAAATGTAGGAAAACATAATCAAAACTTACAAAAACTTTTATCTCTGTATCACCCTAGAAAGGATACAACTTATAAAGAATTCGAACCGCATATAATTGCAGAAGATGAAGTAGAAAAAATACATTCTGAAATTGAAGCACTTATGTTTGCTAAAGAACTTGATATTGATCATGCTGAAGCTATTTTAAGAGTGGAAAAGGGATCATCTGTATCTAATATGAGCTCTAAAGAAATAAAAAGAGATTTACTTCTAATGGCTAAGAAAAATCCTGGATCATTTATGGCAATTGCTAACGATGAAAATGTTGGATTAAGAAATATAGCTA